ACACATTGGGACTTTTGAATTCAAGCACGATCACACTTGGGTGATGCGCGACTTGGAGAAAGCAGAAAAGGCTGAAGATGGCGTTAACCACTTATAACGAGTTAAAGACTTCGGTCGGGGACTGGCTTAACCGCACAGACCTGACTACTGCTATCCCTGACTTTATCTCTCTTGCGGAGGCTCAGATTGAGCGTAATCTTCGCACAAGACAGATGATTGTGCGTGCTACCGCGTCGATCACTACCGAATACTCCGCAGTCCCAGATAACTTTTTAGAAGTTAAGTCTTTCAAGTTGGATACCAATCCAGTCACACCATTGCAGTTTGAGACTATCGACTCAATGGACACCTTGGCGGTTACTTATCGATCGTCTGCTAAACCTGTATTCTTTACTGTGGTGGGTGAGCAGTTTCGCTACTTACCAGTACCAGATACTGCCTACACAGGCGAGTTGATCTATTACGCAAAGTTGAGTAAGTTATCAACCACGAACACAACCAACTGGCTGTTGACTGCTGCTCCAGATGTTTACTTGTATGGTGCTCTTATGCAAGCAGCTCCTTATCTTCAAGATGATGCGAGAATTACGGTATGGGCATCGATGTACCGATCTGGTCTTGAAGAAGTAACGAAAGCAGATGATCGTAGTTCTTCAACTGGTGGTGTACTGATCACACGCGCAAGGACTTTGGGGTAACAGATGCTAGTGAACACGACAAAGGGTGAAATGGATGCCTCCTTGCTAGAGAAGCGAGAAGGCTCAATCGATACCGACAACGAGACGACAAACTGGGTGGAATATTGGCTAGAAGGCGAGCTTGTGCATCGCTCAGTCCATATGACCTTAAAACGAAATGTGACTGGTGAAGCAGTCGCTCAATCTTTAAGTTAAGGAAATTTATGGCTAACACGCAAGCAATGTGTACAAGTTTTAAGGTTGATTTACTCAACGCTGTACACGCATTTTCTACTAGCGTACCAGCTCACACAGCAGGTACTGCCGACACCTTTAAGGCTGCTTTATATCTTGCATCCGCAACGGTTAATGCATCTACAACAGCCTACTCGTCTACTGGTGAGGTGACAGGCACTAACTACACGGCTGGCGGTGCTACGGTGACATTTGGTACAGCGCCAAGCTCTACCAGCACAACGGCATTTGTGACTCCAAGCGCCAGCATCACATATTCCAATGTGACCCTATCAACTGCTTTTGATGCGGTCTTGATCTACAACTCAAGCCAGTCAAATAAAGCAGTAAGCGTCCACACCTTCGGTTCACAGACCGTAACGGCTGGAACATTTACCTTAACCATGCCGACAAATGATTCAAGCACAGGCTTGATCAGACTCGCTTAATAAAGAGGCAGCAAGATGGCTGCTTACGGCTCTGGCAGATATGGCTACGGTAATTGGAGCATTGGAGAGCTTAGTGCTGCACTTACAGGAAATTCGTCAACCCTTGGCATTGGCACGCTTGGCGTAAACATATCAGAACAAGAAGACGGCAATGTCGCCACGGGTAATGTCGGAACGGTCAGCATATCCAGAACTGTTGCGATAACAGGTAATGCGTCAACCCTGTCTGTTAACTCAGTTTTAGTATCTCCAAGACTTACAGGTAACTCGTCAACTGGTGCTGTCGGCACGATGTCGCCAGAGACAATCTCCTTTGTTGATATTACTGGCGTTAGCGGTACTGGCTCAGTCGGTAGCGTTACAAATGCAGTATCTATTGCGATAATTGGTGTTGAGGCATCTGGATCGGTTGGCACAATCATTGGCTACGGCTGGAGTGTAGTAGCAGACACGGCAGAGAGTTGGAGTCCAGTCTCAGACACATCTGAAGATTGGACAGAAATATCAGACAATTCAGAAACATGGACGCAAGTCCCAGCATGAAGGTGAAATATGGCAGATACCACAACAAGTAATCTTTTACTTACCAAACCAGAGGTAGGTGCTTCCACAGACACATGGGGTACGAAGATCAATACTGATCTGGACTCGGTAGATGCAGTATTTGCAGCAGCAGGTACTGGAACATCGGTAGGTCTTAATGTTGGTAGCGGTAAGACATTGAGCGTTGCTGGAACATTAACAGCGACAGGTACTCAAACACTTAGCGGTACAACAACGATAAGTAGCATTACATCCGCAGCAGCCACAGCCCTGACTCTCAAGTCTGCTGGCACTACGGCAGTAACTATTGATACTTCACAGAATGTGGGGATTGGTACTACTTCGCCAACTACAAAATTGCACATCACAGGCAACTTAACTATTGAAAACTCTAGCAATGCGCCTTTCATTAATTTTGTGGAGTCTGGTGATAACACAGATGTCAAGGCTCGCATTGAAATGGACCAAGTTTCTGGAACGGCTGGAAACCTATTGTTTTACACAGAGGGTAGTGGCACTCTTGCAGAGCGTGTGCGTATCGACTCTAGCGGTAACTTGCTGGTGGGGGAAACTGCGGTTGATGGCTCTGGAGGATTTGCTGTCGTTCCAAGTACTTCTGGTAGTGGCGCGCCAGCACTTTTGGCTTTCAATAAAGGAAATAGCGCTAATGAAACTTGCCTTCGTTTTAAATACCAAGGAACGCAAGTTGGTTCAATTTCATACAGCAATACCACAACCTCATACAACATTACTTCAGATTACCGATTAAAAGAATCCATTACTCCAATTACAGAAGCGTTAGCCAGTAATGCGTTGTTAAATCCTGTTAAATACAAATGGAAAGTTGATGGTTCTGATGGTGAAGGATTTATTGCTGACCAACTGCAAGGACAATTCCCTAGTGCAGTTACTGGCGAGAAAGATGCTGTTGATGCAGATGGAAACCCTATTTATCAAGGAATTAGCACTGGGCCTTTGGATGGTCACTTTGCGGCTTGTATAAACGAATTGCAATCTATTATTCAAGAACAACAAGCGTTAATCACTTCACTAACCGCCAGAATCGCAGCATTAGAGGCTAACTAATGACTTCAGACCACACAACTGAAGGCGCAACGGCTCTAATCGCCAAGGCAGCACCTCCAGTCACCATATCGCTTGCAACCGTTGCGGGTTATCAGGTAAGCGAGCTGGTGTTGTGGGCTACGCTGATCTACACGGTATTGATGATCGGTCACAAGATGTACCAGATTTATAAAGACATAAAGAAGTGATGTGTTTGATCCCATTACCATTGGCGCTGCTTTCAAGGCAATGCAACTGGCTTATGACGGGATCACCTACTGTTGCGAAGCCTTATCCGAGGGTAAGGTCGCTGTCCAGAAGATTAAGAAGGCAACCGATGATGCTCAGACCATCATCAAGGATACCAAGTCAATCTTTGGATTTTTCAAGAATCTCTTTGGTGGACCAAAGCCAGACACCAAGCAGTCAGACTCCAAGACAGCCACAGATGCCAAGCCTGTGGCGAAAAAGAAGGAAGTCTATACAACTCACATCCCGAATGAGACTGAGATCGTCCAGCAGTTTATTGGGCATCTAGGCGCATTCTTTAGACACCACAAGGAGCTGACAGAGTATGTGGAAATCAAGTACGAAGAAATATTTGCAAGTAGTGACCCAGACCCTGAGACGATTCTGGAACTCTCTGTTTACAAAAACGAACTAGACCAGTCGTATGTCAAGTTAAGCGGAATGATGAGAGGTGCTGGCGTGCCACACCAACTCGGACCACTCTGGGAGAACTACAACAACATCTACTCCAAGGTTCAAGCAGAACAACTAAAACGCAAGGAACAAATTAGAATTAGGAGACAGATAGAGGCTTACAAACAAGAAAGGTTCAGACAAGAAAAGATTGAGCTTGGCATGGGATTGTTTCTGGTGCTAATCATTGTTTCTTGGCTCTATGCCGTATGGATAAATTCATTTATCGAGGCATTTTGATTCTTGTGTGTGTGATGCTGACTATCGTCCTGATCATCTCGCCAGTAATGATAATGATGTGGATCAAGATTCAGAAGGCTGAAGTCAGGATCGAGCGCAAGGAAAAACAGATTAACCGTCAACTACAACAGCTAAGGCAAAGCAATGAATGACTTACTCAATCTTCTCAAGGGTGTCGCACCCACGCTGGCAATGGCTGTCGCTGGTCCTATGGGTGGGGCTGCTGTTACCGCTTTGGCTAGTAAGTTTGGCGTGTCTGATAGTGTTGATGC